GACCATGTTTACGCCCGAGACATGTTTGTAAATGTGAACAGTTATGAGCGCAGCAACGGACAGGTCGTCCAAGGTTATACCCGCCGAGCACCAAGCCAGTTTGAAAGAAACATGAGGGGTCCGTTTAACAACCTCGTCCGTAAGAATTCTTTTTACTCCGGCAACCAACCTCATACCGGTTCATGGGGAGCCGACTCCGAAAACGATCAAGAATAGTTGTTGCGGTTTACTAGTTGTTGAATTAACTAGCTAGCCAATGGAAAACAATTTATTCAATCTCATCGTCGAGGGACGGCTCGTCCTCGATGATATTCTTAAAAACAACGGTGAAATTACCCCTGAAATTGAACAGAAGTTGATCTCAAATGAGACGCTCGTAGCTGATAAAGTAGACCGAATAGTCTTCTTCTTGGAGGCCCTCGAGAAAGAGCATGAGTACTTTACTCGTAAGTCTCAAGAGCTTCAAAGAATGTCTCAAAGACTCAGGGCTAGTGAAGCAAAGTTCAAGGACTACTTGAAAACTTGCTTAAATACTGCTGAAACACATGCTGTTTATGGTTTAGCTCACAAGATCTCTGCTTACAAAGCCAACACATATGTTGAGATACTTGACGAACATGAGATCCCAAGCAAGTTCATTAAGATCATTCAAACTTACGAAATAGATAAACAAAAAATACGAGAAGCCCTTTTAGAGGGTAAAGACGTTCCTGGTGCTTGCTTAAAAGATTCAATTGCTTTAAGAATCTCTCTCAACTCGAGAGACAGGGATAAAAAATGACAACTTTGAAATGCACAACATGTAAAAAGAAATTCCAAAGAGTTCAGGTCCGTGAAAATAAATACGGACAATTCTGCTCTAGAACGTGTTTTGGTAAATTTAAATCGAAAGTACTTGTGGGAGACAAAGCTTCTAATACGAAATTAAGAAGCTTAAGAACAATAAACGATTTAATCGAGCCTATTGGTTATCGTGCGGGGGAGTGGAAAGGAAAGTGGATCATTGGAACACTCAAACGAACTCGGGGAGCTATCAAAAGCGCTTTCTCTCGCGCAAGCTGAATTAAAGGGAGCAGAGAAGACTGCTACAAACCCCTTCTTCCATAGTTCTTACGCCACTCTTAAAGATGTGTGGGAAGCTGTTCGTGTCCCACTCTCAAAACACGGGTTATCCATCATTCAAACAACGGATCCTGCGGATTCTGGTGTCATTGTAAACACCATGCTTTGTCATTCCTCTGGCCAATGGGTGAAGGGCAAGCTTTTCATGAGACCCGCCAAGAGCGATCCTCAGGCTATTGGTTCAGCAATCACTTACGCTCGGAGGTACGCATTGGCTGCAATGGTGGGTGTTTATCAAGAAGACGATGACGGAAACACAGCTTCACAACCAAAGGCCAGGATTGAGATAAAACCTCAACCCCAGCAACATCCTGCTCCCTACATAGCGCCATCGATTGCTCATCATGCAGACGTAGATATGTCTCACAACTTTGATGATTCAAGCATGCAAGAGAAAACATGTGAGCTTTGTCATTCAGAATTGAAAACTACTAAGAATGGGAACGCGCTTTATTGCCCTAATTTTAAAGACAAATCAGGTGGGGAACACACGTACATAAGGATGTAATATGGCCTTCAAAAGGTACGAATTAAGAAACGTTAATGAGTCCACCAAGTTCGAACGTTTACTTTGTCCTTTTGAAGAAGCAATTAGTCAGTTTCACAGTTGGACAGAAGACCTGGATCCATATGGTAAAAATAAGAGCCTTTGGATGGGAATAGCAGCCCAACACAACTTAGACAGGCCTGATGCTCTTAAATGGTTTGAGGATAATTATGGAACTAAACATTGAATTTGTGTACCGACTGAACTGTGGAAAAGAGCTCTTCATTATGGCTGAGGGGATTGTTGGTCGTAATGATGAGAACGAATGGGAAATTGGGAATGATTTAATGATCCGAGTGACGGCGGATTATTATGAAGCTCCTTGGTTAGAAATTCAAGTCGAGCATTCAATGATTGAACAGACTGTTATGAGAAGGTTGATTGAGCAAGCCATGGATAACCACGAAAACAAAGATTACGATTAAAAGTTTACTGTAACTGTCGAACTGTAAACCATGTACTATTTTGTACGTGCCTCGAAAGCCAATCCTACAGATTAAAGAAATTGTACAGGTTTCGCACAACCCTTATTCGCTCTTTATGCGCATTCAGGGCTTGCCGAAGACGTACAATGCTCTTGGACGCACACATTGGGCTGTTAAGTTAAAAGAATCTCGCTATTGGCATGAGCAAGTCGGTTTAAGAGTAACAGGAAAATTACCTCAATTACCTCTTAGTAAAGCAAAGCTAATTCTTATTCGTTGTAGTTCTTCTGCACCAGACGCTGACGGACTAGTAAGCTCGTTCAAAGCCGTTTTGGATGGTTTAGTTCGAGCTAAGGTCTTGACAGATGATAAGATGGTTAATATTGGAATACCGCAATACGAATGGAGAAGAGGTAAATCTAGAGCTGGTTACATTGAAGTAATCGTTAATGAGATTGAAGACGTTTCTCATTAAAGTATCGTATGGCAGAGCACAGTAAGGCGCTGTTTGGCATGGCATTGTTAAGTTGAGTTTTGCGTGGTTGAGCACTGCTGGGCGGTGTAAAGCAGCGTACTGCAAAGCATTGGACTGAAGGTCAGATGGAGAAATCTTTCTGGCCTTTGTCATTTAGAGCGTTGATGTCCTCGTCCTTGAGTTCACCAACTATTTAGTTTTTTAATAGTGCTCTTCTCGTTTCATCTCCGACGTAAGCCGTAAATCAAACCGATCGATTTCCTTAACTGTAAATGAACGTTGCGTTTTAGCAAGTGAGCCCATATAGAAAGTTCGTGTAGGCCCACAGCCAACGCAAGACTCCCGAATAAGTGTTGATTGAATTCCCCTACCTCGAGTGTTTTCCATTAACTGGGGGATTGAGTTTGCACTTGTTCGGGATACCGAAAACTATTCCAAAATTAAAATTTAGTGTTAAATGGGAATTGGAACTTCTTTCTGAGATGACAGAAGTACCGACTCTAGTAATTATGATTCGCGAACTTGGTGAAAAGCACTGAAGTCTGTCACAGGATTTCGGTGCTTTTCTTTTTCAGATTTGAATAATGAACCAAGAGTCTTGCGTCACATAACTCCAATCACTATCAAGCACATGCACTCTGTATTGCCCTATAAGGTGCTTAGGATCAACGTAGAGCTGCTTTAGATGGCGGCCGATAGTGAACCTTATCCTGTTCCCTAAAATTGAAGGAGTAGTCGTACCAAGCGTAACTTTACGTTTGAATTGAAATTGAATTCTATTGTTTGAAATGGAGTAGTTGGCTTTGACGTGATCGATCTCTATTTTGCGTTCTTTGATTGTAAAGAGGAAAGGAGATCTGAGTTCAATAAGTCCATTTGGGCGAATATCAGCTAACAGCGAAAGTTCTTTAGTTTTTTTGTTTTCCATCTGAAGAATTACTTTAATGAATAACGAAACTTTGTCTAAGATTTTCTACAATTCGCGTTGTGACAAGGTTTGCAGTAGTAGAGATTGTGTTGTTCTTTTCTGGGAATGTACTCTTCACATGAAGTGCACCAGATGTGATCAAAAGGAATATCTAAGAACCTGGGTTTCCTGTCTAACAAGTAAGCTCTCATGAGTTCTATTGTTCTTTTTCTAAAAGACCGATTTGTTTTTCGTATTCCGTCAATGGTTCCTTTAGCGAAATGACCAAGCTTGCAACGGCCTATTTTAGTCCCTGAGCCAGAGTCGAACTTGTGGAGGAACTTTGCCTTCAAATCTTTTAAATATTCGTCTGAGTATATTCTACGTTCTCCAATAGGCATGAGAGTCGGCGTTTCACATGGAGTGAGTCATTTGACAAGGGTGTTTTAAAAGTTATCGGGCCCGAGGATTTCATTGCAAAACCATCAGGCCCGAAATAATGCTGTACTTACTTTATAAGAACGGGCCCACCTTATTTAAACAACCGTTCAAACACAATCGAATAGTTTCTGGGGAGAAGCGTTTTATGCGTTGGTTTAAGCACGACACCAAGTTCAGGAAAGATACGCTCGCCACGGAGATTAGAGAACGCTTTGGACGCAACGCAGTTCTTACTTATATTTACCTGATGGAAGTACTAGGTGAATATAAGAAAACAACGAGAGCAGATGAAGTCGTTACTGTAAAAATGCCGATGAGCTATTGGCTTAGAGAGCTCGACTTAGGGTATAATCAGGCGCGTTGTCTTCATAAATTACTACAACATCTCCACCACATGCAGTGTGTTGTCTTCACTTATAATGAAGACATGCGCATAGTCATAATCTCTAACTATGTAGAATCATTTCACTCACACCCAGAGAGAAAGAAAGAATTAGAAAGAGAGAGAGAAAAAGAATCTTTCATGGAAGAAGATACGGGAGCGGGGAAAGAAAGGTGCATAAAAATAAGAAAAGACTTAGAGCAAAACACTAAGTTTCCTAAGTGAGTCATGTCTTAGTTAGGAGCAACGAAAGAGTTTGGGATAGCCGAGTTATTTGCATAGCTGGTCATAACAATGTTCGGTCCAGTTGGTGATACGCAGTTCAAGCAGTGATACAAGCTGGCCTGGTAAAGTTGCGGAATAATCTCCTCGCAACCAGAACACCAAATCTCGTTCATACTCACACCATCATACTTAGGCGACCGGTTTTCAAGAAACGTCCTCATCGCCTCAATGCTCTTTTTTCTGAGAGTCGAGTTTTTGAATAGGCACAAGTAAGTCGTCATAGAGATATCCGTCTTCAAAATACGTTCTCTCTTTGTTCCAGGTAACGAGTTAAACTTCGTTAAGAACGCCTGCTTTAGTTCTTTAATGTAGCTCTCTTCATAGATAATCTTTATTCCGATAGCCATTTGCGCAGGCCTCACATGACAATTTACTAATTGCAAGTTCAAATAAACTTGGCTAAGTCACGATCGAATCGGTTTTGGGGGGTTCATGGGGGAGCAGTTTCTGAGTTACGAAGGTTACGTGTTCCAATTTTTTAAAAACAAAGACTTCACTTCACATGGTTTCAAACTTCTTTTAGAGCTTCACGGCAAACAACGAATGGAAGCACTTTATCGTAAGTGGAAATCCAATCCGATTCCAGATGCTCCTAAACTCAATATTTCTCCTGTTGTGACAGAAGCCATAGAACTCTTTAGTCAGTATGGAGATCTAAAGATTACTAACACTTACCCAGATGGAAGCATTGACACCCGCACTATTCGCCATACAATGAATGAGTGAACAGTAACGAGATCGATAAAGTGCGCTATGAACCTATTTGTATAAAATGTAAGTCCCACGTAGCACTTAACAAATCCCAGATCTGTCACTCCTGCGCCCCTCGTTGCTTAAAGTGCGGAGTGAAGATGTACATCTCAAGACATAAATGCACGACTCGTAGAATTAAAGAGCATAAAGAAAAACTAGACAAACTTAAAAATCCGTAATTAGGGTTTTTGTATATGGAAAAACTCGTACTCGTTATTAGTTTGTTAATTCTTACCTCTTGCACAAAACAAATCCCAGGTTCACCGTTTCATGATCTCAAATGCGAAATAGCAGTTGCTATGGGACAAGAGCTTAGCTTCAAAATCAAAGAAGAACTCTCTTGTAAAAACACTCTTGAGATTCAGAAAGATCTAAAGAACGTTCTCGTAGACCTAAAGCTTTGTGATGTGAAAGAAACCGTTCAAACTGAAAAACTCTTCTGCAAGCCTGTTACCAGCGCGTTGCTAAAGTACTTAGTGATTAAGGCTGTGCCGCATAAATGGGAGTGTGATATTTCAAGTGGGCCGGGGTTTGAAAAACTAAAAACAGTTCTTACTAAATTGTGCCAATAGCGAATATTCGCGGGCATAGCGTTACATCTTAAGGAAATGCATCTATGAATAAAATACTATCCCTGAACTCTGTTGGTGAAGAGGTAGTCCTCCTACAAAAGGCTCTAGGAACGGTCCAGGACGGCGAATTTGGGCCTTTGACCCTTGGACTAGTGATTAGGTTCCAAAAGACCAACGGACTCGTCCCAGACGGCATTGTAGGCCCTAAAACATGGAACGCCTTATTCCCTCCAAGTGAACCACAAGACGAAACTATCCGAGGCAGTAAGGCGTGGTACGTCAAAGACTTTAAGAACATGAGCTTTGATCCGGGCTTTGAAGCAACAATTAACAAGGCTGCTCAACGTGTACTCTCTGGCATAGATCGCTACAAAGCAGTTGCATTAACCATAGGCTGCCCATGGTATTTCATTGGCGCACTCCACAACATGGAAGCCACATGTGATTTCAGAGGTGTACTCCACAATGGTGAGAAGATCTTAGGAACAGGTAAGAAAACAAGCTTAGTACCTGCAGGACGCGGACCCTTTGAAACTTGGGAAGAAAGCGCAATTGATGCTCTTAAAATGAAGAACTTTCATCTGCAAAAGGATTGGGATCTGGGAGCTATGCTTATGCGTGCAGAACGCTACAATGGCATGGGAGTATTTAACTTCCATAAGCTAGAAAAAACTGCATACCTCTGGGCTCAATCCAGTATCAATGATGGAACAGGCAAGTACGTGGCTGATGGCAAATGGAGTGAAACTGCCAATGCTAACGGTCAGACAGGCTTTGCTGTGATTCTAAAAGAACTAGAGCTTATGGGGAAGATCACGCTCTCAACGCAGACTTGATTTAGTATAGTATTATTGGTTAACTTGTCTTAAGTGTGTGGGGAGAAGTTAGCATAGTGGTAATGTGCTTGGGGAGCTATCTAGGGGAATCTCGAGAGACGCTGGTTCGATTCCGGCACTTTTCATAACGCACTAATTAGTGGTAACTTAGTAGTTTAATCAGGAGTTCTATGACCTTTGTAAAGGGCCATAAGAAGTTAGGCGGCAGAACTAAGGGCACGCCGAATCAAAAGACATTTAGAGAGCTTGTTGAAGACAAGATGGGACAAAGTATCCCAGAGCGTCTTTTACAGCTTTGTATAGAAAAACCAGCTGACGAAAAAGACATCTTAAAAGCTATGCTTCCATACGCCTATCCTAAGCTTCAGAACGTAGAGATGTCTGGATCCATGGACACAAACGTTGCTTCTATCGAAACTAGGCAGCAAATAGAAAAGCTTGCAGAAAAGTTAGCTTCCGTTAAATCTGAACTGTAGTGGATAAACACGAGATAGAATTAGAAGCTCACAAAGAAGCCTTACGCATTCTTTACAAGAAATCCCTCTACGCTACTGCCAAGCATCTGTGTGGCTATAAAGACATGACTAAGCACACTCATGGTCACATGATTGCATGCTTAGAAGCCGATACTCCACGTAAGCTCATAGTACTCCCGAGAGGTACCTTCAAAAGTTCCGTTGGTGTTGTGGCTTACGCTATTTGGAAGTTACTCAACAACCCGAACGAACGCATTCTCGTTGATTCAGAAGTCTATACAAACGCTGCTAATTTCATACGTGAAATAAAAGGTATCTTGTTGAGCGAACAGTTCAGAGAACTCTTTGGCGATTGGTCTGAAGGCCGATCTTGGACTGAAGGAGAGCTTACTATTGCTGCAAGAACACAGAACTACAAAGAAGCTTCCATCACAGCATCGGGTATAGGCGCTGTCAAAGTAGGGCAGCATTATTCCATCATCATTGGCGACGATCTTAACTCAGGGAATAACTCAGGCACAATCGAGGGAAGACGTAAGGTCTTAGATCATTACAAGATGAATCAAGCGATTTTAGAGCCTGAAGGAACTTATGTGGTCATTGGAACTCGTTATGCTGTTGACGATGTAATTGGATCGATACTAAGTAATGAATTACAGATTAACAAGATCACTGAGATGTATCATCCAGAGTTCGAGGCTTATTAATGAAACCCACCCACTTCGATGTAGAACATGCATTAGAATTCATAAGACAGTTGGTCTCAGCAGACGAAGTCATCACAGCTCTGGATATCTTAGAGAATAAGTTCCCAGCCTATTACCGAGATCATCCAACGACCTCTATGATCTTATGCAAAGAGAACATTTATAAGAAGATCGCAACAGTTCAAGATTACTTCTTAGGTGAAAGCCAGCGCGTTGTGGTGCAAGAGATCCTTCATGAGTACGAAACAACGCCAAGATACAAATACGTTGAACAAATTGTTCGTGGCATTAACGATCAACAACGAGTCGCTTATGTCTGTGATTTTGGACCTGGACAATACTGGCTACCAATAGGTCTTAATCACAACAAATTTAAGTTTAAATACAGGCCAATAACCATAACAAACGATCCAGGACCTCATTTCTGGCCATTTATAGAAATGTTTCATGCTGACAAGCCAGAGTTCAACCAACCACAGATCTTCGTATGCTTTGAAGTCATTGAGCATCTGTTTCATTTGGGTGATGTGTACAACTACTATTGCCGAGAGAACCTCAATGCTGAGCACATTGTGATCTCAACCCCTAAATACTCTTTGGGTGGTGGTTGGAAGAGAGATCATGCTGAGATGATAGCTCACATACGTACCTTCACACCCACCGAGATGATTCAATACTGTGCAAGAACTTGGCCTGCGTATAGGTGGCAGTTTATTGACGGAGTTCAAATGATGGCGCATGGAAGTAGGATCAATGCATGAGTAAACTCACCTTAGTCTTCGCCCACCATCACAACTCAATCACTCCATACTTCAACTTATGTCTTCAAAGTCTAGAGAGACAGGACATCAACAAGGAAGTGATCGTTGTAGACTCAAGAGAAGTTAAGACTCCATTTTCTGATTGGGTAAAGGTCATACCTGTTGATCATTCAACCATTGCTCCTGTTGCGTACAATATGGGATTCAAGCAAGCAGCCAACGATTCGACGCACTTCATGGTGTGTAATGACGACATTGTGTTTGGTAAGGACTCACTCGCTGAGATGATGGATTCAATTAAGGGCTACAACCTGATCATGAATGCGTTCTCTAACTGTGATCTTGGTTATTATTATTTTGCAGACATCGTGCTGACAAACAAAGATCGAAAGCTTGCGATGCAGCAGCAAATGAATTTGAAAGATGTGATTGGTTTTGAGGAAGAGTTGATGAGCTATCCTCTAGGCCGAAGGATTATCATGCCCACGGTGTTTAATTGCTTCTACGCAACTTTAATACCGAGAGCGGTGTATGAGACTTTGGGGGGCCTAGAAGAGCGGTATGTGTCGGGGCCGGATGATAGAGACTTCTGTATGTCAGCCCAAAAGATAGGTGTGAAATCTGTAATTAATCTGGCTCCGACCATCTGGCATTTCTCTGGTAAAACTATGGAAGTGAAAGATCCTGAGGTTGTGAAGGTGAATAGAGCTAATAATGCTCGAATATTTGAAGAGAAGTGGAACATTCCACAATAGTTGAGGGGGAGAATTGCAAGTAGGGGAAATCGAGAACTTCGACATAAGTCCATGGATTAAGGCCGCCAATATCTTGACGGCGTACGATGATCCAATGCTAGCTCTTGAACTGCTAGAACTCTTACCTGGTTTCTACAGAGACAACATTCCACAAGAGGTGACAGAGCTTAAGCAAAAGATTTGGATGAAGCTTGCAACTCCAACCTTCTACGCAAACAACATTGAGACTTCGATCTGCTCCAAAGAACAAGCTATTGCTACAATTCAACAGGTTCTAAGGGGTCAATTGGTTGCAAAAGACGTTAAGGAACTCAACGATCAAGGCATAATCCCACATATCTTTGAACTTGCGCCTGGTCCTTACTGGTTGCCTATTGGTTTAAGGGAATTGGGATTAAAGTTTACCTACTTTGCTAAATCGCTAAATCCTGAGACTATTCGACTTGCAAAAGATGAACTTGGAATACTGTGGGCGGAGAATCCTCCAGAACCTACAAGTCTATACAAAACGAAGAACATCTTTGTAGCTTTTGAGATCATTGAACACTTGCATCATGTAGAAGATATTGCTGCTGAGTATTACAGATATGGGATGACAGCAGATATTATTCACATCTCAACACCGAATTGCACTTTCGATGGACGAGCAAGTAGTTTAAACTGGTTTGATAAAGATCTTGGGCATCTAAGGACTTTCACGCCAGATGAGTTTAGTAACATTGTACTTCCTATGTTTCACGGCTTCTCCTGGCTAAGGCACGATGCACCTGTAATGCATTTAAGGGGGGAGAAATGGCAACAAGTTCCTACGATTCAGCCTACCGCATAGGCGCAACAACCTACGCTATTCCAGCCGGTATCACTGTTGGGACAGGTTATGTTCCACAAGTAGAGTATCGAATGGACGCTCAAGTAAACTGGGTGTCTGGAGGAACTCTCCTCATCATTGGAACTGACATTGGAGTAACACTAGCAGCTGCAACACTTGCTGTTTCTGATTTCTACGTTGTTCCATCTGTAACTGGAGTCAATATCTCAGGACCTGCTCCGTTTTATCTTGCAGCACAAGGAACCACATCGGTTGTGTCTTTGTTGTTTCGATACTCACAAGGCGCTTCTTTAGGAGTTTAACATGGCTAGAGATGAAGTTTATTCCCACTACCCAGAAACTCTGGTGATAGGCGCGGGAGAGACCGCTGAGATACCAGCTATTGCAGGTCAGAACGCTATTACAATGAAATGGGCTTCTGGTGGCTCAATGCTTATTGTGGGTGTTTCACTCACAGGTGGATCAACGTTTGCTGTAGCTAATGAATACCTTTTAGGGACTAATGAAGTTTATAACTCAAACATGTCTGGCACTATGTACATCATGGCAACGGGTTCAACTTTGACCTGCTATGTGAATAGGTACAGGTCTGCTGGAACATGAGTCGTTCGTTTAGCTTTCTACTTGGTAATGACGGCGGTGGTGCTGGGGCAGTTGACTCCGTTTTCGGTAGAACTGGAGACGTAGTAGCTGTAACAAACGACTATACTTGGGCACAGATCGATAAGACTGTTTCAAGCATTGTAGATATCAACTCACGGTCTCATACGGATCTTCAAGACATTGGTGTTTATACCCATCCTGAGATTGATTCACACATCGACGATCTCAATAATCCTCACCAAACCACAGCTGCTCAAGTTGGAGCGGTTGCACTTACTGGTGACGAAACAGTTGCTGGTATCAAGACATTCTCTTCTATCCCTGTTCTTCCTGCTTCTAACCCAACCACAGACAACCAAGCCGTTAGAAAGCTCTATGTTGACACCTTGGTAACGACTGGTGCTCGTTTCGTTGCTGCTTTGAATGCTGCTACAACCACTGTTTTACCAGCTGTTACTTATGCCAATGGAGCATCTGGAGTTGGAGCAACCCTAACAGCCAACGCAAATGGTGCATTTCCTACGATTGATGGTGTAGCTGCAGTTCTGAACAACACTTACCTCATTAAAGATCAAGCATCAGGACTTGAAAACGGAGCTTATCAGCTCACAACTTTAGGAGACGGTGGAACTCCATTTGTTTTCACAAGAATTACCACCTACGATCTAGCAGCTGAGATTGTCACAGGAACATTCTTCAATATTCTAGCTGGTACAGTTCACGCTAACCAACAGTGGGCACTGACTACAACGGGAACGATAACAGTTGGAACAACAGCTCTTGTTTTCTCTCAACTTTCATCTCCAGTTACTTACACTGCTAGCAATGGAATTTTACTTTCAAGCTTAGACTTCCAAATCGATTTTGCTGCAACTAATCCGTCACTTGAAATAGCGGATGGTGGGTTAAGAGCACGAGTAGATGGCACAACTGTCACTAGAACTGCTTCAGGACTTGCTGTTGGAGTGATCACAGACTCAAATATCAGTGGAGCCATTGAAGAAAATCATGGTGGAACTGGTTTAACTGCAATTGGTTCAGCAAATGAAGTTCTAGGAGTCAATAACGGTGCCACAGGTCTTGAGTACAAGGCTATAGTGGGTGGATCAAACGTTACTATTACTCATAGCACTGAACAAATTGAGATCTCTGCTGCTCTTTCAGGCTCAACAAGTGAAATCATCATTCCAGCCGTGTTTTATGCTGATCCAGGCGTGGCATTTACGTTTACAAACGTAGCTGCAGCATTAACTACTGCTACAACAAACATGCGCTTGAAGGTTGATCTTACAGGAGCTGTTCAGTTTCGGTTTGTTGTAAACCAAAGTATTGCAGGCTTTGCTGGCACTAAGTTTAGAATGCAGTATTCCACCAACAACACCACTTTCTTTGACCTGGCTAATACAGCAACAGCTGGGGATTTGGATGTAGGCACGGGAACTGGCGTAAAAGTCGGAGCCTGGGCTGATGTAGCAGTTGGAGCAAAGCAGGATGTATGGCTTCAGCTTTTTACCTTGGATGGTGATGGAGTAGTTGATCCAGCTTTCCGAGAGATCAAGCTTGATGTCAGTTACAACAGCTCTATTGTCGATGGATCCACTGCAAGTGTGGTGAACACCGAGATTTGTATCCACGCGCATCCAACCTCAAACGCAGTGTGGACTAACATGCCAGCTGCTTTAACAGAGTTTCCTGGTAACGCATTCTCTCGTGTGAAGGCAGATCTGACAGGTTGTACTCATTACAGACTTGTAGTGAATCAACAAGTAGCAGGCTTTGCTGGAGCAGATCTTAATCTTGAATATTCACTCAATAACTCAACATTTCAGGCAGCGGACACAGCGAGTGCTGGTGAGTTAGACGTTGGAACAGGAACGGGCGTTAAAGTAGGTGCTTGGGCCCCTCTTGTTGATGCCGCAAAACAAGACGTTTGGTTAAGACTTGTTGGTAAACAGGGAGATGGGATTGTAGATCCAGGTTGGCGAGAGATTCGAATTCAACTCATGGGTCAGATCTTTGCTCCAGCTGCTGGATCAGACACAGAAGTTATATTTAACTCAGGCGGAGTTCCTACTGGGGACTCAGCATTCACATTCAATTCTACAACCGATGTGATGAGTGTTCCTGTTGTAGAGATCACCAATGCGACACAGAATTATCAACTGAGCTCTTTGGGTGGAACTCTTTCCTTCCAAGCAAGAGATTCTGGTGAGCAATCAGCGTTTGGTATTTTCTCAAGAGACGGCGATGGCACGGACAATGCTTATCAAGTCTTTTACGGCGTCGGATTACCTGGCAACACCACTAACTCAGAAGCACTTCTTGTTGGTTACATAGCCTCAGGTACTGCCTTTCAAATAGCAGCCTCAGCAGAGGGTACTGGTACAGTAAGACCGATCATTCTTTACACTGAAGGAAACTTCCCACAGTTCACAATTGCTATCGATGGATCAGTTGAATTTAATGGATTGGTAGAAGCGAAGGCCTTTTCTGGTGATCAAGTTATATTTAAGAGCACTACTGCTACTAATTCTAGCTATGTTGTGGCAGGAACTCCGACTGGAAATGGAACTGAGAATACAGGGTTTGCAGTACTATCAACTGGAACCTCAATTACTGCAGCAAATACTAAGTCACTTAAGATGACTTTTGACGAACCAGTAGCAGGAGCTAACTGTGTTGTATCGGTGGGAGCTGGATCTGAACAAGCGTTAGATCTAGTATTTGGCGTAAGTGACACGCCCGCATCCTTAACAAGTCATGTAGTAATGGACCGAACTGGCAATCTAGATTTTGGAACTGCAGCCTTTCATTCAAACTCCGTCGATAACAACAGCGCTTTTGGAGTATTCGATCCAACCGATGTGGACCTACCTGGACTAGGAATTGAAGTAAGACCACTTCTCACTCTTTGGGGTGTGCCTGCTACTAATGGTGGAGACGGAGTAATCGGTATACCGCTTCGTTACGAGTCAAACGAGGATGAGCCATCGGGCGGTAATATCATTCTTGCTACCGCAACAGGCGGAACAAGGGCATCTCCTACGATTGTTTCTACTGCTCAAGAAGTCGTTCAGTACGGTACCGCTTGCTTTGATGGGACAGACTTTCTCTACACAGGTGGTCTTGGTTGGATAGTAACTGGGACACCCGCAACTGGAGATGTCAAGACCATCTCTCAGTGGTTTAATGCTGACGGGGAAGGGGTTACGTTAGACGAAAATGCGAACATAGCGCTTCAGGGTCAAATTAATAGCTACAACGGAGTTGCTACAGCTGGTGCTGGCGTGGCTTCAATCGTGGCCGTCGCTAACTTAACAGCTCAGTCAGCTGCTATTACTCCAACGACGCTTTATGCAGTGCCCGCGTCTGGGACAGGATTCTACAGGGTAAGCTGGGTCGCAACAGTTACAACTGCGGCAACAATTTCAAGTTCGCTTGGTGGGACCGCGGGATTCCAATTGGTTTACACTGATGCAGATGATGCAGTAGTTAAAACATCTAATCCGACAACACCCACTATAAGTGCAGGAAACACAACTGCTACAAGTATAAGTGGAACATTCAACGCATATTGCGATCCAAGTACTAACCTTCAGTATTCTTTTGGGTATACTTCAAGTGGAGCAACAGCTATGCAGTACAATCTGCACATATCAGTTGAATATTTGGGTTAAGTGATTATTTTACAACCTAGGAGATAAACATGAAGACATTTATTATAGATGAAACGACCTTGGCTAAGCTTGGTTCTTTCTTGGGAAAGTGCCCTTATTCCATGAAAAAAGAGATCGATGAAGTAGTAAAGCTTTTCTCTGACCTAAAACAAGTGGAAGTTAAAGCTCCAGAAGCTCCTCCTTCAGAATGATCGTTTGTTTCACAACAAATTCCGCTCGAATATTTAGAAAACAAGTTCCTTACATAGGAAAATGGCCCAACTCATTCTTTGAGCCTGATTTATCGCGTGTTTCTGGCGTTCTTCCTCAGCATTGGAAGATTGTAGGAGAAGAAATTCATCCTATGACAGAGCGTGAGATTAGATACCGAGATCATTTGATTGAAGAAAATGGCTTAGACAACAGGATAAGGCGACTTGAGTTAGCGGACATAGTGACAGATCCTGATAAATTGGTTTTTAAGAAGAAGATTGTGCTGATTCAGGAAGAAAAAGAAGACGATTCTCCAGTATCAAAGACAGTTGACGCTAAGTCAATAGTCATGGCTTTGGAGCTGATGTCTTCAGATATGTTTAAGTTTAGTTATCTCCAAATTGGACTAATGATCCTACTGATTGTGGTGCTCGTTATAAATGAAGTGGTCGGTTTGTTATAAAAAAGCCATCTCAGCTGATGGCGTGCTTCTTTTTCCAGAACGTCTAACTAAAGAGTTTTTAGAAGCTCAAAGACGGGTCATGGGAGTTTTTCTTTTTTCGAATCAATATTTAAACGAATGTATACCGAGTGAGCAAATGACCTTTAAGCCTGAATGGCTTCGGTATTACGAGAAGATTCCTAAAAACACCAATACCTTTGCTTTCATTGATCCTGCTATTGGTCAAAAAGACAATCATGATTATACTGGAATAGTCATTGTGGACGTGGATACCGAGGGTCTTTGGTATTTGAGACTCGCCAAGAGGTTAAAGCTCAATCCAACCCAGATTGTGCATTTGTGCTTTGAGATAAATGAGAAGTACAAACCAGCTTGTATCGGAGTAGAAATTGTAGCGTACCAGGAGGCTTTGATGTACCTTCTGGACGAACGAATGAAGATTATGAGAACTATTTTACCTGTTAAAGGTATTAAGCGTTCGAATGTCTCAAAAGAGACTAGAATATTGTCTTTAGTTCCAAGATTTGAGTGGGGAAAACTACTTGTTGGTCAGGGATTTGTAGATTTCGAAGATGAGTACTCTACCTTTCCGAGAGGTGCTCACGACGATATCTTAGATTCCCTGGCCTCCATTGACGAGATAGCTTTTTACCCAGAATACGAAAAGGAGAAGGAAATTGAAAAACCAAACAGCCCAAGCCACCCAGACTACGAAAGATGGTACATTCAGCAACTTGCTCGGGGACGAATACCATCCAAGCAAGAAGAACTCTGATGAGATCTATCAAATGCTAGTAGAGTTCGAGAACAAAATTCAACGCGCTAAGATCATGAAAGAAACCTGGGTTGAAACTTCTAAAGAAGTTATTAATCATCACAATCCACGTGGTCTTGGTGGTGGTGAGTTCTTTATCTACAAAGATATTCGAGTCTCTGAAGCGGGCACCAAAGACACTCTTGAAGCTTCTGAGAAAGAAAAGAACACCGCTCATGTTCCTGGCCATCCTGGCGCTATCTTTGAAGGTAGAGCGTGACGCTAGTAGTAATCTCTCTTTTGGTCTTTATTTTAGTTCGTGAGGTTGTTTTTACAGTGACAATAAACAAGCTTACCAATAAAATTATGTCCAAAAATTACCATGATTACGTGTTGGCTCAGTCTGTACCTGAACAAATTGCTAGCGAAATAAAGCCAAAGGTTTTAGACTCAAATCAGGCAGAAGATTTTAATTCGTTGATGTATTAACCAGTACTTCCCCTAGAAGTTTGGAATATGATTGTCGGAGATGGCGGGGGCTCTTGAGCCAATTACGGATGCTTACCAGCAGTCCAAAGAAGAGCAAGACATTGTTGCGCACGTACGGAACAAAGTAGAACAGATTCGTTCTTCTGCTAATCGTACAGCTACGGAACAGATTTGGATGACGAACATCGCCTACGTAAGTGGGTTTGATAACGTCAATTACAGCTCAGCTCTTGGTCAATACCTTCCTAATGGAAACTTTGCTGGTCCTTACATGGGCCGTAAGCAAATCAAAGTTAATAAGATTCTACCGACTCTTCAAAACAGACTTGCCCGTCTAATTAAAAACCCACCCCAGTACGATGTAAAGCCAGAGAGTCAAACTGTTGACGATAAGGATGCAGCTAGGCTTGCAATCGATATCTTAAACGACTTCTGGGACAGGCAACAGATCAACACTAAGAGAATTCCACTCATGATGTGGGTTCAAGAGTGCGGCCATGCTTACATGAAAGTCAGTTGGGATGATCAGCTCGGCAAAGAGATGATGGACCCAATGACGGGAGAGATGGCCTATGAAGGTGACGTCCGGGCAGACGTTGTCTCTCCTTTTGAAATGTTTCCAAATCCCATGGCTAAGAACTTTGATGACGTCTTAGATTCGTGGATCATTCAATGTAAAGTTAGGCCTCTAGAGTACTTCAAGACTCACTACCCAGAACGTGGTGAAGCAGTCAAAGAAGAATCTGTATGGCTTATGTCTCTGCAATACGAGAACAGGGCCAACAGTTACAATGCTCGCGGACCCAGTAATCCAGACGCCGAAAAGAATTGCGCTATTGAGATGGTGAAATACGAGGCTCGTTCTCGTAAGTACCCAAATGGTAGAATGCTTGTCTGCGCGAATGGCGTTCTTTTGGAAGATAAGCCACTTCCTTGTGGAGAGATTCCTTTTTGCAAGTTCGATGACGTAGTGGTCGCTGGGAAGTATTATTCAGAAGCAGTCACAACTCATTTGAGGCCAATTCAGGATCAATTTAACGAAACTATTCGCAAACGTGCTGAATGGACGAGACGTCTTCTTGCCGGTAAGTATTCCGCCGCTCGTGGAACAGGCATTCAACAAGAAGCACTCAATGACCAATCAGGAGAGCTTCTTTATTACACTCCAGTTCCTAATGCTCCGAACGCTGGACAGCCGACTCAAATGCAAGTCCCTAACATTCCTCAATGGGCTTACAATGAGACAAATGAGCTAGAGCGATATTTTAATGACGTTTCAGGTATCTCTGAAGTTTCTCAGGGAACACTTCCTTCGGCCTCAATACCAGCCATCGGGATGCAGTTGCTAGTCGAGCAAGACATGACCCGTATCGGTGTGATGACTGAGCAACACGAAAGAGCTTGGGCTCGTTTCGGCACACTCGTTCTTAAGTTTGTTGAGCGTTACTACAAGATGCCAAGAAAGCTTAAGATTGCAGGAGCTAATAGATCCTTCTTAATCAAGCAAGTGACGGGTGAGGACCTTAAGGGCAACACAGACGTTTACGTTGTGCGTGGATCTACTCTACCAGACTCTAAGGCACTCAAACGCACAGACATCATGAACGCATATCAAGCTGGTCTTCTTGGTGAGCCAGCCGATCCACAAGTTAGAGAAAAGGTCTTGGGACTCATTGAGTTCGGTGATGTTCAAGGAATGTGGGAAGATTACACACTTGATATGAACCAAATTAAGCGCGGAATTGAGAAGCTTGATAAGGGTGAAATTATAGAAGTGTCTGAGCTTGATAACCACGGTCTTTGGGTTCAAGAGATCAATCGATATAGAAAATCAGACAAATGGGAGATCACTCCTCCCGCGATTCAGCAATTGTTTTTAGATACATTGGAAGAGCACGTGAATGCTCAGATGGAGTTAACAAACTCTATTCCACCACCACCTCCTCCAATGCCAGAAGCAATTAACCAACATTTACCAATGGAAGACATGGCACCACTTGAGGAAGACATTCCTCCAGTCGCCTAAGGAAGGGAAATTATGCACGATAAAGCAATTTTAGAAGCACTTAAGAAGAGAAAAATGGATCAAGCTCCAAACATCACAATCATGCTTGGTGGTGAAATGGAAATGGAGAAAGGTCCATCAGAGAAGATGACAGACGATTTAGCACCGTCATCAGACATGAAAATGGCTGATAAAGAAGGCGAAGATCTTGAGAAGTTTTCTCTTCTGTCCGGACTTTCAGATCAAGACAAGGAAGCATTGATGAACAGCGAGCCTAAATCCTTTATGGACAAAGTGAAAAAAGCTCAACTTATGAGGAAGGCTTAGTTTATCAATGAATGAACTCCTAGATAATCAAACATTACCCGAAGTAGAATCGACAAACGATTCACCGGAACAAATTTTAGAACCGACGACGGAACAACCAAGCGTCTTAGACCTGGACTCTGTTGATAAGTTCAAATTCAACGGTCGTGAATGGACTCCTAAGGATCTTAAGAGTGCGTACATGATGCAGTCGGATTACACCCGAAAGATGCAAGAAATCTCACAGGACCGGAAATACTCCGACAACCTGTCGCATGATCTTTCTGCAGTTCTTTCAAACCCTGCAATGGCAGAGCAGTTTAAGAAGATTTATCCACAAAAGTACCACAGCGTACTGGATAACCTTCTTGAGAAAGCTGGTCATAAGCCGGGCGGAGAGCGGACTGGTGCACCTGATCCAGTTATGCAACGCTTAGAAATGGTTGAGAAACAATTCTTTGAAAGAGAAGTGGCTGCAGCGCAAGCTGAAATTGATGCTACTTTTAAGTCAATGAATGACAAGTATCCATATGCTGATGAAGCATTGGTTATTGCTCAAGCTCAATCACTTCTCGAAAAAGGAGAACAACTCAGTAAGGCAACTTACGATACTCTCTTTAAGACGTCGCATGAACGAAATCAGACAAGACTAGAACAAATTTACTCCAAAAAAGTAGGCGAACAAAAAAAGGCAAACTCAATGGCTAAGGATATGGCCTCTGGTGGTGGAACGTTAGGTAAAGCACCTACACAGTTCAAGACCATTCAAGAAGCTACGTCCGCATTAGCTAGAGAGTTTGAAAAAAAATATAAATAAAGGAGTAATTCGAAATGGCTAATATATTTTCGAGTATTACAGGAGCAGACTCAGGTGTATTAAAAAACACCTATTTTGGACCTGTGGTTTCTCAATTCAATGATGATAACCGATTCTACAAGAACGTTGAAAAACTTGATGTGCCAATTTCTGGTACTGGTGCATACATCCCAATTAACGTCCTTCGTAATCCATCACTGGGCGCTGGATCTGACGGCGGACCTTTGCCAGCAATTGGAACACAAACCACTGTACAAGCTGTTGTGACTGCAAAGTTTCAATGGCTTCGTGCTGGTATCACTTCAGGAATGTTGAAAGCGTCTAAAAATGACGTTGGATCATTCGTGCGTGACCTTGGTTTCCAAATCAAGCGCGGTATGGCTGACTTGACTGCTGACAACAACAGACAATTGTTTTGGAACGGCGATGGCAAACTTGCTACCGTTTCTGCAAACGCTGTTGCTTCAACTGTCATCACTGTAACTGGTCGAACTTCAAACGAAGCTGGTAACAAATATCTTTCTCCAAGCATGGTGATTGATGTTTACACTTCAGCTGGTGCTGTTGTTGCTTCAGGCGTTACAATCAATTCCATCAGCGGAACAACTACTGCTACTCTTACTTTGAGTTCTGCAGTTACTGTTTCTGCGACCGACATCATTGTTCACAGTGGTTCATACGGTAAGGAAGTTTCAGGCTTGAGATACACTCTCGATGGCTTGACTACTGCTACCTATGGAATTAACAGAGCTACCTACCAAAACTGGCAAGGTAACGTGTTGAACGCTGCTGGCGGACAACTCACTTTGGATTTGATGCAAGCTGCTTTCAACGCTGCTCAAGAGCGAGGCGGAGCCGATTTTGATGTCATGTACTACGATTACACAAGTGATCGTTACGTGAACAAACTCTTGGTTGCCGACAAGCGATATGTGGGCGACCGAGTAATTGGAGATGGAAGCTTTAGCGATAAGACTAAAACCTTCCTCCAATTCGGTGGAACAAAGTTGATTCCAGACAAAGACTGTACGACCGACATTTACATGATCGACAGTAAGCAATGGAAGAAATTTGTCCTTTGTGAATTGGAAATTGCAGATGAAACTGGTTCAGAGCTTATTGCTCAAGTTGGAGCTGATGCTTTCGAGCTTCGTCTCCGATTGTTCTATGATTTCTTCTGCGAAAAACCAATCGCTCAATCACGTTTGACTAACTACATTTCTCCATAATGAGAGTAACCGTGGCTTATCGATTAGCGCGATTAAACAGGGCTGTTAAAGACTATGACAAGGATCTGTACGTTCTACAGACTGGTGGGGGAACCTATCAAGTTTGGAGACGAGCTTATCCCATAGACATTCCTGGCGTTACTCACACTAAGCGCGGAAAGAATGAACGTTTTATCCTTGCTTGCACAAAAGACCTACTTCAAACGGGTGAGCCGGTTGACATGGGAATAGAGCGCATATTGCATCACTTAAGATCTCAGGATCTTTGGCGGTACGATGGCGTCTATGCAGATATGTGCAAGGAAAGAGAACGTGTTGAAGAGTCAAAAGAGAGAGAACGAACTAATAAATTTGAGGACATCGCTGCTGATATTAGAAAACCTCTTATCAGTGCGTTGAACTTATAAACAGCTTGTCATTAAAGGAGAAAAATAATGGCTATTTGTAATCGTGATATGGGAGCGTCCCAACAACAGGACGTTTATAACGTAAGTTTAGGAGCAGTTGGCACAGGAGTTACCAAGTACCTGGCCGTCATGCCTTATCCTTGCACAATGCAATCAGTAAGATCAGCTGCTCAAGGCCTTTCAAATGCTTTGACCATCGCATTCGAAGTAATTCGAGGAGCTGGCTCATCTGGAATCGCTATCGGAATTTCTGGAATGGTTCTTCAAAACCGTTCTACTTCCGGTGTGGTTGGTTTCTCAGGACTTGCTGCTGCTGGTTCAACTTTGCTTAGCTTCCAAGCTGGCGACGTTGTTCAAGTGATCAGCTCTGGAGCAAACGGCGCTGTCTCTGACCTAGTGCTAGAAATGGTTGTGCAAAAAACACAAGACTTCGTTTCTTACAACGGAGTTGTTTACGGTAACTAATTCTTAGCTATTCCGGTGTGAGGGTGGGGTTTTCCTTGCCCTCACACACTTTTCCTTTAAGGTAATCATATGGACGGAAATTTTACTCTCTTCAGGGCTGGCGGCGGCGGTAGCGGCGGTAGTGGGTCTGGTGACTACGTTATTGACAACTTCCTAGACACATCTGTCCCTGCAACCAACAACACTGGGTTTTCGTCCACTGTTTCCACAAACCCAATAGGTGCTTATTTTGCTGATAACGACTCTCCAAGTTATGAAGCGAAAACCCTTTGGATAAAGGATCTTGTTCTTTTAGAGCAGACCCAGTGGATCAATCGCCAACCGACTTACAAAGTCATTTTCAACGAAGAGTTTCCATCTGTATTTGCTTACGCCTCAGGCAATGTAAGACTTTTGAATTTCACTAACGGTATTTCTGCCTCAGTGAGAGGTGTAAATAACGTATTTGGTGTATCTGGAATTTTTCAAAAGGTAGCTTTTCTTTGCAATCCTTCTCAATCAACAGGAACTGCTGACATCGTTATTGATGGAGCTGATACTGGTAGCGATATTACGTTTGGAACGGCTGCTCTTGGCACTGGTTCAGATGGATATAACGTCTACGATGCACAAGTCAGTTCTTCATCTAACCAGACCTTAGACATTCATGATTTTAGAATTCAGGCGAATGAAAATCTCACCCTTTCTGTTGCTGGCATAATTGTTTATTTTCAAAACAGCGGGTCAAATATTCAGTGTTTTCCAGGATCGACTTATCTAAATAAGACCAAGATCACTACGACACTTGGTGCAACTCTTTCTGTTCCTACTATCGGCACTCAAAACGGTGCTATCACAAACATCTATAAAACGACTGCCTCTGCATACGCTCTTTCTACAAATGCTGTTTCAACTATTGCATCTGTTGCTGTTGGAGCAAACGGTGGAACATCAATTGATGTAACTACTGGTCAAGGTGGAAGCTTTCTTCCTGGTTCAGGAATTGTATCAGTTTCTTCTGGCAGCTCTTACTACGTTGGTAAGATCACAAGTATTTCAACAGATACGCTCACTGTATCACCTGCTCTGCCATTTAACGTTTCAGGTCCAATTTACATGGCTTGGAACTCAGGTCCTACATACGCAATTGACTCAAGTGTTTACTCAAAAGCGTTTAGCTTTGATCCTGGTATCTCAAGCGTTAATGCGGATGCAAATGGATTTAAACAAGGTTCTTCTGTCACTGATTACTACTATTCTGATCCATACAAGCGCTACAGAGTTTGGGGCGATGCTCTTCAAGTCAGTGCTCAGGATGGAACAGTTGGTGTTGCATTCAATGGAGCTTCTCCTGGTTTCTTACAAGTTACTGGAGACTTTAGTGCTGCAGATTTGACTCTAGTATCAGCTCCAGGCGCATCTCCTTCTGTTGCAAACTTCAGTGTGGCAGTAAATGGAACTCCAACTGCGTACACGGTGAACGAAGGTTATACTGGTACATTTGCTAAAACTCTTTTCACTAATGCAGGTCCTGGAATTAACAGTGTTGTTATTTCAGCTGGAGCTAGCATTGCAAACTGTGTGATCTCAAAGATTGATTTCTATAAGCTTAAGCCGGGTGTTGGAATTACCAACGGGCTTCTCGCTTACTTTGAAACTCATGCAGATAAGGCAAATAGAACTGCCTATAACGCAAGCATGATGCAACTTGGAATGCATATGCGAACCTATGCCGATGAGCTTTATCTTAAGGGCTCATGGACTCGAGGAACAACTCACTCGGCCGCAGGAGGCGTATTTTACTTAGGTCCAACAACGAGTTGTCAGGTGTCATATGGATATTATGGAACTGATTTTACTGTTATTGGCGCTAACGCTAGCGTGCTTATTACTCTTAACGGAGCCACGTCTGGACTTACTCAATCCTTCAACACCAGGCAGAGTGTCGCTACTCTGGGATTCCATTCAGTAGCAATCTCAAACCTAGGTCCATCAACTGTCATTAATGCGATTGATCACTACAGGCCACGTGGAGAGATTGTAAATAACCAAAACTATCTTTCTACTCCTGAGCAAGACGATGCCATTCAAGTGTTTAATCAGTCTGCAACACCAAGAAATCCAAAGCCAGGTGACGTGTGGATGCCACAACCAGGTACTGTTTGGATGTATTTCATGGGTGTGTGGAACAAGCTAAGTGTTGTTGCTCAAAGTGACGATCCAAACTCAAATGTGTTTGTTAAGTCTCATGGATTCAGTGGAACAAACGACACAACTCCATCTGGCGTAACAGAGATGTTTAACTTGTCAGCATGGTCACAAGCTCCAACTAGCCCAATTGCCACAGCACAAGCTCATGGAGCAAACGGTGGTTTTAACTTTAAGCATTACCTCATTGGTGGACAATCCTCAGGTACCTCGCAGCTAGGAAATAGTGCCTTTAACAAGGCCGCTTGGAATGCTGAAACCACAACGGGTCTTACTGCAAGGGGTGGACAAGCGATTCATCTTTTGGGCAATGTTCTTTATCTAACCGGCGGCGCAGCTGCTTTTGATCCTGCGGCCAACACGACTGCTTCCTTGTTTTACAACGGAAATGCGTGGACCGCTGGAAACGTTCTGGCTGCTAGCAGAATGCTTCAGGGTTGTTTCACAGTAAATAATATCATGAGTCTAATCGGTGGTTGGGATGGCGGTGGTACTGCACAAACTGGTCACGTCACCAAGAACACATCTGACACGATTGGATCTGCGACAGCTATTCCAGCTGCATCTGGAAATGCCAGTGGTGGTGAGCAATCCTCAGGTCTTGGCTTCTTAGCAAACATCACAGATGTAACTCCAAATACAGTCAGTTATTCATGGAATGGATCCGCTTGGAGTGCCGCGATCACTATGAGCTATAGCGTTCAAGGAAATGCTTGGGCAGCAAGTGGATCATTCACTCAAAGTGGGATTTACTTCCAAAACGCAGGATTCAACGTGGCAGCTCTTGCTACTTCAGCGGCTTGGAATGGGATTGCTGTAAGTGCTAGCGTGAGCAGTGGTTTTTCTAGAGGGGGATGCGCTGGAAGCGTAGTATGAGTGATTTTGATAAGATTCTAGAAATCGCAGACGACAAAACCTTAAAGCTGACCGGAGAGATTAAAGAACTACTCGGAACTGAGCTTTACCTTGGGATGTCAAACTACGTCTGTGAGCATGGGACGTTGTCAGAGGGCTTTGAGAAGATCACGGATGCTCAGAGGTATTACCAATCCGTTAAAGAGTGTTATTCTTACGGTGACAGCATCATGGAAACTAAGGCTCAAGCCATGAAGGCTCAAGCAAACTTCCAATTCTACAAGATCATGCACACTTTATTTGGGTGGATGCCAATTGTTGGTCTTTATACAAAAAGTAATCTTATGACCTCTACCAATCGAATCAAAGGTCTTTTGATTATGATTGAAGATCAACTGCGCATTTTCAAAGCTTTTAACAAAGTACGTGAAGAGCTGATGCCTAAGGTCAGAGCTAAATACAATAACATTGAAGAAGCAGAAGAAGACAATTGGAAAGCTGTTTTGAAATACAGAATGGCTCGTCAAAAGATGGGCAAGTCTGAGTTTTTGAGTCACGTTCCTTTTCCTAAGGAAGAGAAAGCTAAACTTGGAATTCAATATGGCGCTCCGGAAGCTCTTTTGTGGCTTGCTGTTGTTGAAGAAGAAGAGATTAACGCTAAAGCTAATGGGGACATTAAAAAGTTCTTGGAATCGGGGGATAAAGTATGTCTAAAGATTATGGGATAGTGTTTGGAGCAGATCCAAGGGTTAACTCAGGACTTACTCCTACATTTATTTTGTTTTACAACCTATCTACAGGTGCTACTTTAGTTCCACCGGGGATTACTGAAATTATCGCTGGAAGTGGCTGTTACAGGTTCAACTATGGACCGACAATAGCTACTTATTTTGAGTGTGATGGGGGGTCATCTCTTTCTTCATCTGAAAGATACGCAACCGGTATCTTAGATCCCATCCAAATTATTGATCAAAGGATCGGTACATCGAATGATTCGTTTGGAACTGATACGGTGGATCCGACAACATTGTTCGGGTTGGCTAAAAGAGGTCAGGAAGACGCTGAAGGAAATGCAGAGTTCATTAAAGCAACTGGCGTTTGGACTGTATCTTCTCGCGGCTCATCTCAGGTCTTGTTTATAAAGACTCTGACGAACGACGCTTCAGAAGCGACTAAGTCTTAAGCCTCAACATAAGGATAAACATCTGATGAAACGCCCTAGTATTTCATTGTGTATTATCGTCAAAAACGAAGAACACAACCTACCAAGACTATTAAAGTCCGTCGAAGGATGCTTTGACGAGATTTGTATTACAGACACTGGATCCACAGACAAGACTGTAGAAATAGCAGAATCTTTTGGAGCGAAAGTAAGCCATTTTACGTGGTGTTTTGATTTCGCAAAGGCTCGTAACTACAACTTCTCACAAGCAACTGGTGAATACATCATGTGGCTTGATGCAGATGATGTGCTTGAAACTAAAGAAAAGTTTATTCTTTGGAGAGATACTTGTTTAAAGCTCTCTGATTATTACTTAGCTAAATACGACTACACTTCTAATGAAAAAGGTCACGCAGTTTGTTCCTTCTTTAGAGAGAGAATCATAAAGAACAACTACGGCATGGAGTGGGTGTATTTTGTTCACGAAGGAATTAAGCCGCACTCTAAGTTTGGTCCCATCAAGGTTGATAAGGTCACTACTTGGTCTGTAAGGCACATGAGAACAGAGCAAGATCTCGTTGCTGATAAAGAACGAAACCTAAAGATATTTGAGTACAACAAAGACAAGCTTGATTCTAGAATGCTCTATTATTTCGGTAAGGAGTATCATGATGTAGGAAAGCATTTTGATGCTTGCATGAAGTTACAAGAAGCTGTGTCTAAGCCAGATTTAGAGCTACATGACAGAGTCCTTGCTATGCAATACTTGGGTTATTGCTACATTGCCCTTAAAGAGTTCGATAAGTGCATTAGCATCTCTTTAACAGCGCTTCACTTGGATCCAAATAGAGCTGAGTTTTATTGCAACATTGGGGATTCTTATTTAGCAAAGAATCAACCGCAAAGCGCACTTCCATTTTTTGAAGCAGCCTCTAACTGCACGATGAATACGCAGCAAGGGCTTGGAATAGCTATTTTCCATTCTGATCTTCTGTACACGACTTATCCAAGAAACCAGATCTCAAGAATCTACTTTCACTTAGGTCAATTAGAGAGAGCTATTGAGGTCACTAAGGAAACGGTCTCTCTTTATCCCAACAAGGAATCAGATGATCTGTTGACTGAGTTTAGGCGTCAGTTGCTCGCTCGAAACTCGTATAAGTCAGCTGTTCCATGTGACGACATTGTGATCACAACTGGTCCACAGAATGCCTATGAATGGGACAGTGAGAAGGCAAAGACCAAGAGCATGGGTGGAAGTGAGACTGCAGCTATCGAAATGGCTAAATGGTTACACAAGCTTTCTGGTAGGCCAGTAAAGATCTTCAACATGAGGAAAGAAGGACTGCTAGCGGATGGGGTGGAGTACATCTCAACTGAGCACATCCTTGATTACTTTGGAAAGCACAAGCCATGGCTTCACATCGCTTGGAGGCATAACTTTAAGATCACAGATGCACCTACTTTCCTTTGGTGCCATGATTTATTCACGCCAGGAGCAGAGAACGCACAAAGCTATTTGAAGCTTCTTTGTCTCACGCCTTTTCATAAAAACTACTCAATGGCGACTCAGGGGATTCCAGAAGAAAAGATTCACGTGACTCGAAATGGTCTTATTCCTGAGAGATTTAGAGACGGTCCTTGGGAGAAAGATCCTAATAAGTTTGTCTTTTCTAGTTCTCCAGACCGCGGACTTGATCGGGCTATGAGGGTGCTAGACCGAGTAAGAGAAAAGTATCCAGAGATTAAGCTTCACGTTTTCTACGGTATTGAGCATCTAGATAAGTACGGTCTTAAGGACTTACGACTTAAGCTAGAGGGAATGATGAAGGAAAGGCCATGGGTCGTTTACCATGGGGCTACACAGCAAGAAGAGTTAATGAAACACTTTAAGAGTGCGGCCTATAACGTCCAACCTTCAGACTGGATTGAAACTTCTTGCATCTCTGCGTTAGAATTAGTGTGTTGTGGGGTTTATCCGATCTTTAGAAAGATTGGTGGAGTCGCAGACACACTCTCTGAAGCGGCCGAGAGGGGTATGGCATCGTTAGTAGATAGCGACTGTATCACTGAGGCTCAGCACGATCTTTATGCAGCAGAAGTCCTTAAAGTCATGGATGAACAGAAGTATAAGAACGTGGCAGTAAATGCAGATGTTCATTCTTGGGAGTTAGTTGCAAAAGAATGGTTAAATGACCTTCCAAAGATTGCGTACGGAGGCTAGAATAAGTTCTAATGGCTTTTCCAATGGACGTCACAATCAAAGGCCAAGCACTCAATAGTTTCGGCTTTACAGCTGAGAACACGATTGCAGGACTTGGTTTGAATACTTTTGGATTTTTATGGCCGTGTGATGCAATATGGTCTCCTTGTTGTGGACCAGTGACAACGACTTGGGTGAACACTCCTGGGGGAGAAGTCACCGTAGAAACTTGTGTGTAGTAAAAACTAAAGATCTACAATAATTCCTCTAGCCCTAGACTCAGCGGAAACTGTCAGATCGTTAAATGGAGTTTAACGATGAACCGTTTGGAGCTAAGGAACCTTGTTCTTTATTGGCTGGATGACCTAAATGCTGGGTACTTCACTGAACCTCAAGTGAATGTTTGGCTTAATAACGCCCAACAAGAAGTTCAAAAGCGCCTTATTAAAGCAGGTCAAAACTACTACCTCAAATGCGTTCAAACGCAACTCGTGATCAATCAAAACAAGTACGCTTTGCCTGAAGACTTCAAGAAGGTAAATCGCATTGAATACGTTGTTCAAGGAACTACCTTTCCAAACGAGATCGTCTACCAAGTTTTGCCTATTACTACGAACCAAAAGGATCTTACTTTTCAAGGAACTGGAACACCTCAGTTCTATTCCCTAAGAAAAGATTCCATCATTATTTACCCAACTCCAAACGTGGTTGGCACGTTGAGACTGTTTTACAGCTACGCCATCACCGACATGCTAACAGATGTTGATGTTCCAGATGTACCAAGGCAGTACCAACAACTGATCTCTCTTCTTGCCTGCCAAGACGGTTTCTTAAAAGACGGCAGAACAAACGATCTGCTTCAAAAGAAGTTAAAAGAATATGAAGATATGTTCGACACAGATGCTAACGAGCGTCAGGTCGACACAGTAAGGGCAGTTGTAATGACTGGCGAGGGATACAACAACGGCTATTACGGTGGATACTATTAATGAGTTATCCCCTCCTTAAAAACGAAATTTACGCTCTTTTAGGTGGGATCAATAACAAGGTCTCTGAATACAAGAACGATGTTACTGAATTTCGTGATTTAACTAACCTTCACTTTTCTACGCCTTACGCTCTTTCAAAAAGACCTGGCACAGAATCTTACTTAGGTGCTACGGTGACCGGCCGACTGACAGGTGGAGTTGAGTACGTTAAATTAAACGGGGCAAGCTTTTTAGTCGTCACGGCAAATACCAATGCTTATACAGTATCTACAAGTAACTTTTCATCGATTAAAAGCGGACTCACGAATGGTGCCATTACGGATTTTGTTGTTTTCGTTGATCGTCTTTTTGTCGCTAATGGTGCTCAGTTCTTTGTTTTTGATGGTTCTACTACTACGAACTTTTCGCTCCCTCATGGGATATCTGGCTGGGCCGTGGCTCCGGCTGCTGGGGGTTCGTTAAGTTCAGGTGGAACAGCCGCCTTTATTGCAGGCTACGCGTATTTGAATGACCGTGGATCTATAGGTGGACTCTCAAATGAACTTACTGTCACAATCGATGGGGCAACTGATAACTCAATTACATACAGTGGGCTTACGACTCCAACTGGTTTTGGGATTACCGCTTTATTACTTTTTCGTACTGCTCCTGGCGGAAATATCTTATTTGGCACTACAACTGTGCCAGTCGGTACCACGACCATAACCGATCCAGGTTGGCCACTGACCTCTATCCCTGCAAACGATAACCTCTATTTCACCGCGGCGCCCTCATTTTTGGAACTGTATAACAATCAATTGATGCTCTCAGGGTTCTCTAGCATGTCATCAACTGTGTATTGGTCTGAAATTGGAGCTCCCGATGAAATAACCCCCCTCTCGTTCGCGGAATTCCGCACAGAGGACGGGGACAAGATCACTGGTATGAAGACCTATCAAGGTTCTTTGATAGTCACTAAGCTGAAATCGTTCCATAGACTTACTGGGGATGATCCGTCACAATTTTCTCTAACTCAGATTTCCGATCAGTACGGATGTCTTTCAAATAAGGCTATTGTCGTATGGGAAAACGTTCTTTGGTTCTTAGATGAAAAGGGAATCGTTCAGTATAATGGAGCAAACATCGATATTGTTTCTACTCCGATTCAGCCGATCTTTGATCGCATGAATGTTCCTGCAGCCATTCAAAATGCGACAGCTGTTCATTTTAGACGCCAGAACGAAGTTTGGTTTGCCATACCAATTGATGGATCAAGCGTTAATAACGTGATTTTAGTTTACGATTATGTGGTGAAAGCCTGGACCAAATATGAAGGCCTAAGCCCTTCCACCATGTTCGTTGCTCAAGGAGTGAAGGCAAACTTAGTTCCATTTATTGGTGGTTACTCAGGGACACTCGCAAATATCAACGAGACATTGTTTTCTGACTTTGGTCAGGCCATCACATGTATGGCAACCACTCACTTTACAATCGCTAGGTCACAGACTGTAGAAAGCCAATACAGGAGATTTTATCTAAACGTTGATCCAATTGTTGGATTTACTGCTCCTCCTATTGAGGTAAATCTTAGGTCTAACTATGGAACAAGTAACGTCATTACTAGAACAATGTATCAAACTCCATATCAAAGCAGAATTGACTTTGGGATTCCAGCAAGAAGCATACAAGCTCAGATTATGCAAAATTCTGCTAGCCTAGGATTTAAGATCAATGGCTACACGTTCTCTTCAAGATTCCAGAGGGACTCATGAAGCTTAACGCTGTTCAAAACGTTTCAAACGTTACTACAGTTACAGATCTTGCTCGTTATACCTCAATTACACTTGATCAGATTCAAAGCATTTTGAATGGTGGGATTACTTTCGTTGATAACTTTCAGGCCTCAACGATTAGTGCGAATTTTACTGCAGCTAACACTGAATTTCAACTTTCTCACAGCCTGGGAAGAATCCCGGTTGGATATATTTTGATCAATGCATCAGCTGCAATGATCATTTATAATGGTGGTTCTGCGAATACAGCGAATGATATTTTTTTGAAATCCTCTGCTATTGGCACAGGGCAGATACTGGTTTTTTAAGGAGATAATATGGGAATTTTTCAAGATCCATTGAGGCTTGGACAGGCGTACACAACAAAGGGAACAACCGAGTTGTTGCGTCTTGGAAAAGACAAAACAGCCGCTCCTGACTATAGCCAAGCCTTTCGTGGCTATGAAGATCAAAGAAAAGCTGCTCAAGCGGATGCGGCTAACTTTCGCTCTTCTATGCCTGGGCTTAATCAAATGGCAACTAGCCAACAAGGGGAAGAAGGTCGACTTGGACTCGCTAAGAAACTTACTGATATTAAACGTGGGGCCTCCTCTCGTGGTCTTTTGTATTCCGGTATTAAGCAAGGCGCTGATCAAGAGGCCGCTACTGGACTCGCGTCCGAACTATCAGGTCAGGCGTACTCGACGAACCAGGCATTGGAGAACCAGGCTAAGCAGATGGAAGATCAGGCTGTGGATGCTGGCCTTAACGAACAAAACATGAAGCAAAAGGCTAATCAACAAGCCTATCAAACTGCTCTTCAGAGACGACAAGAAAACCAAGCTGGCCTTGGATCTTTAATGGGTGGAGCAGGAAGCTTGTTTGGTTCAATCTTGGGACGAGGATAGTCATGGGATTATTAAATTCAATTGGCAAAGCAGCTAAAACTGTAGCAGGTTTCACCCCACTTGGGGCCCTTGTTAACAACACACTTGAGCAAGGTGAGAACAACCCACAGCTTCAAATCGCAGAACTTGATTCTGGATCAGATAATTTAATTAAACAAAGAGAAGCCTTAGCCAATAAGTCACTTGAGCAAATAGCCAATGAGAGAACATCTGGAATCGATAGATCTAGAGATCTTGGTGCAATTCAAGGTGGAATGGGAATTCAAAACTCAACCCTGATGAGCTCACAACCGGCTGGCGTGCAAGAGGCTCTAAAAAGACGTGCAGACAAAGGCTACGCTCAATCTCTTACCAAGATTCAAAATCAAGCAAGACTTGATGCCGCAAGTGAGAAGGCTCAAGCCAGACAAAAGGCTCTTCAAATGAGAATGCAGCAGGCACAGTCTAAAGCTAACATTCTTTATGCTCAGGACATGGAACAATATAATAATCGCGCAGCAAGAAACGCAGCTTTAGGCAGTCTTCTGGGTGGAGCAGGCTCTATTGTTGGTGGAATATTTGGCGGCCAATCCGGAGCGCAAATGGGTGGAAAAGCTGGTGGAATGGTACCCAATCAAAAGTATCAAACAGCGGACAATAGTTCTTTTGAGAACAGGTTAGCTTAAGGAGAAGTTATGGCAGATTTTGGACTATTAGGTGCACTGGGAGAGGGCTTAAAAAGTGGGGTTGCTGGCTACCAACAACAAAAAGAAATCGAACGAAGAAGAGCTCTAGATGAAGCTTTACAGCAACGACAAGCTCAACAAATGCAAGTTGATATGTTCTCTAAAGGGATTCAGGATTCTGGAGATGGTAATCTCTCTTTTAGGCCAGATGTTATGGCTGAAAAACAGGACGAAAGAACTCTAAACTATGCAAAAGCAGGTCTTCTTGCTCCAAAGGGTCCTGGCGAAGATCCAAGAGTATTTTCTGAATTGTTGAAATCTAAAGAAGAAGCCTCTCCATTTAAGGGAATGATTGAATCACTAAAACTTCAAGATGCTCAACGCGGAAGTGATGCTGAAAGAAAAGCAGCTCTTTTTTCTTCTCAAATGAAGTCAGCTGACGAATCAGCTAGGAATGCAGAATACGATCCAACTTCTTATTCAGCTGTTTTTCACGGACTTCTTCCTGAAGCTCTTAAACCTGAAGGAGCTAAGAAATACGAGAACGATAAGCTTGCTTTCATTAACTCAGTATTAAGACCACAATCAGGTGCGACTATCACCGACGATGAGATTCAAAAAGCAGAGAGAACATATTTCCCTCTACCAGGCGACACACCAGCGATTGTTAAGAAAAAAGAAGCCATTAGACAACAGGCTATTGAAGGGATTGCTGGAATGGCAGGAGTTGCTAAAGGTTCTGTTCCAGCTCAAAATCCTGGCTTGATTAAAAAACAAGCTAAAAAAGTGGATCCACAAATCGATTCCTATGCCAAGCAATATGGACTCGATTATGAAGCAGCAAGCAAACTTATCGAAATGAGACGTCAAAAGGCTGGCGGATATGGCAAATAAGAATGTTTTTGCCCCACCTTCAAAAGAGGAATTAGAAGCACTCTCTATTCTTACTCCTGACAATGACCCAGTGTTGTCTTCACCTCCCTCAGATGAAGAGATGAGGATGCTTGGAAGATCGCCTTCGGATATGAAAACTGTCGGATCACTTATGGCCGGTAGGGGCATTGGTACCGCGATTGGTCGTGGTGTTGAGAAGATCGGTGAGTGGAATGAAAAATACCTTGCTGCTCCGACACGTGCTGGTATTGCCTCCGCTATTGATGAGGTGCCATTAGAGGAAAAGATTTTACCTGCTACCGGACTACTCAAAATGGGTGCTAAATTTGGTAAGGGATTTGTTAAACAATTTGGAGAGGATCCAAGCCTAGCTGAAACCCCAACTAACCTCAGACGCAGAATAATATCAGATGAAAAAATTCCAGACGTAAGCCTAAGTGATGCGCCTTTCATTGGCCGTGCTTATTCTGAAACCGGGGAAGGGGCTGCGCTACAAAAAGGTGGTCTTTTAGATCCTACCTTAAAAGGAAGTGCCGATACTTTAGTCAATATCGCAGCTGACGTTGGTAACTTTATCCCATTCGAAAAAGCAATTACCCCTGTTCTTAAGGGAGCAAAACTTGCTGCTAATACTGGTGCAGGTGTTGGCGTAATCACAGTCAGGTACGTACAAAATCTAAACTTGCTGTAATAGGAGGTCGTTATGTCAATGCAAACTGATGTAAAGGCAAAGAACCTTACCTCAACAGCTGCCTCAGCAATTGGGGTACCCCGTGCGAGAGTACGGGCGGTGTATTGGGTATCGGGTGCGGGAGCAGGGTCCATATCGTTTAAAAATGGCGGTTCGGGGGCTACAGAACTTATAAAAATAGACACCCCCGCTTCTGCTACACATACAGGCTATCTGTTATTCCCGGGCGAAGGCGTGTTGTTTAGTGCCGATCCTTATGTGACTATCACAAACGCTACTTCTGTAACCTTTTTCTATGGGTAAATTATGGAGAAACTTACAAACCCACAGATGAGCACTGAACGAGAACTCGCTAACCACGGGGCAGACATCCGACATTTACAGGTGGATATGGATAAACTGGTATCCGACATGGAGGATATGAAAAAAACCCTTACTGCTATTAGTCTTACGCTATCAGAAGCTAGGGGTGGATGGAAAGTCTTAATGCTTGTAGGTGGTGCTGGTGATGCGTTAGGCGCAGGAATATTACAAATAATTCATTATATAGCAGGT